GCGAAAGTTCCGCCTCCCGCGGCGTCATTAAAAGTTAGGTAGTTTGTGTTTAACACCTGCTGCGTTTGAGAAGGTACTATACTACCAAATGGATTGTTTAAAGCCATAATTTTTGTTTTTTAGTTAAATTTTTTTGTTTTAATTTTTAGTTTTGAAGAATCCAAACCACTAATAGCTTTAACCTTAAAACCATTTACAAAAACATTGCCATCGCTAGTGGGCCTTGGGCTTGTACTAGGATTTTTAGAGCTGTTAACAACATCTCTAACAGCATCAGCTTTACCTTGTTCGTAAAAATGGTTTGCAAGTTTGTCACTATTCATAGCAGAATATAGAGCTTTGTGGTAGCCTTTGTGATCTATAATATTACCTTTATCATCTAAGAACTTCTCAATGAAATTGTTAATATCAGATTGTTTTTCAGCAACAGCCTCTTTATTTTGCAAACCGTATCTAAACTTTTTTTCTCCAACTTCAAAATCAAAACCTTTGAAATCTTCGTTGAACAACTCTTTAGTTTTAGACTTAAAATCAGCTTGCTTTTGTAGCGCTATATCTTGGTCTTCTTTGTATCGGTTAAAAAAATCCATAGCTTTTTGTTGGTCTTGAGTTACGCCCGGTCTCAACTTGATCTCGTCGTAGTATTTACTCTTTGTTTCCTCTAAAAAGTTTCTAGCTTTAGCAACCTCTTCTTTTAACGCAAGCTTTTTCTTACGTATATCTATGTCCTCGTCTAAGTCTTCGTCGTAGTTAAAATCTTCCAAAAGAAGGTTTACGTCTTCAGACTCTAAATAAGGTTTTGTTTTTAAATAATATTCTTTTAAAAGAGTTTCATCAGGCACGCTTGTGTAATCAGCGCTTAGTCTAACGTAATCTTCAACTGTTCCGCCAGTGTCTTCCATGAAGGAAACTAGCTTTTCAATGTTTTCAGGCAAAGGTTTACCTAAAACCTTTTCATCTCTCAACGCTTCTTTAACATCAGCTGTAACCTGCTTAACTTCTTCTTTTTGTTCTTCAGTAACCTCTTGTATTTGCTGAAAATCTTCAACAGCTATAGGTTCTGGTTGTGAAACCTCTTTAACTTCTTGCTCAGCAGGTTCTTCACTAGGTATTGTAACCTTAGTAACTTCTGGCTCAGTTTCAATTAAAGGTTCTTTAATGTTAACCTTTACAGGTTCGCTGCTTTGTGGCGTTAATTTTTTTGGAGTTTTCTTTTTTATTTTAAACTCACCTTCCTGCTTAACAGGTTCTTCTTGTTTTACTTCTGACATAATATAATATAATTAAATAATTGTGTTTACTATTTATCTAGGAGCGAATTGCTCTAAGCCAAAACCTCCTAAGCTATCATTCGTTGACTCAAAGTTTTTAGGCAATAAGTCGTTTTTTCTTTGATCTATTAACTCAGACTGTTGAGTAGCCTGTATTCTAGTTCTATTGTCTTTTCTATCTTCTATTTCCTTTTCTCTTTGTGCGTCTTTCTGTATAGTAGCTTGAGCTAGTTGCATTTGATAACCAAATTCTTCAGCCATTAATTCTTTTTTAATGTTAGCCTCTGTTTGTAGTCTTTGTATTTCAAATTGAGACTTTGCTTGCTCTATATTAACTTTCTCTTGAGTTAAAGCTTGTTGCTTTTGTACTTCATATAAAGCTGCTTTTTCAGCACTTTCAGCGTTAGCTTGAGCTTGCGCTTGAATATTTGCCATTTGTCTAGCTTGGTCTTCTTTAGCTTTGGTGGCTCTTTTTTGCTTAAGCATTTGGTTAGCTAGCTTTAGGTTTTTAACTTGTCTAATATCTATAGCGTCATCTAAATCAATACCTCCTGACTGTAGAGCTATTTGTATATTCTGCTCTAGTAACTGCTTTTCCTCTTCATCTGGTTCTAATTCTAAGAATATACCAAAATCATGTAAATTTAAGTTTTGAACTTCTTTTAAAGTACCTACATTAAACGAGGATATACTCTGTTGAAGAGCGTTAGCGGTTAATGGGTTATTTAAAACATCAGAAAGCCTAAGAGATATGTTTTCGCAGGTTTTAAGGGTTAGATATAGACTAGACTGTAATATGTGTCTAGTTGCTACATTAGATGCGTTAGCAGCCATCTTTTGAAGCCCTACTAAAGAGTTTTTATCCATAGCAGAACCGTCTCTAGCTTCGTTAAGCCCCGTTACATCACGTATCATTTGTAAGTAATACTGATATGTTTGTATTAAACTTTGTATCTTAGCTTGCCCGCTTGAAGAGTTGAGTTCTTGAACAGGTACTTTACCTCTATTTAATTCACCATCCTGCGTTAGTGATCTACCAACTATCGAACCAGTTTGGAAATACATATTTAATGCCTCTGCAGGATTATAATTAGTTCCATTACCAAGATCTACTTCAGCTAAACCGTCCATATCTAAAAAAACACCATCAGGTACTATTCTAGACATAACTTGCTGTAATTTTAAATGAGTTAACTGAATCATATCAGCAAACCCAGTTACCTTACTTACAATAGAATCTATACGACCTTTATACATTCTAGGCGCTGTTATAGCGTAATTCATTTCAACCTTAGTAGTGTCTGCAAATGGTCTTGTCATATTTTCTGACATCTCCCACTGCAGCATTTCCTGTGTTCCAATTATTTTAGCACCGGTGTATAAAACCTCAATAGATCTAGATACTCTTTCAAAATTGTCGCTAGGTGGTGGGTTAAACGAGTCTGTTTTTTCAATAGCTTTTTCTAAACCGTTGTTTCCAATTTTAATTTTAAAGACTTGGTCCATATAAGTTTTATACTCAAAGTATAGAACTTGCACAGTATTTTCATCATAATTACCCCAGCCAGATATGTACTGGCGGTTACCAGGCATGCTTTGTATTCTATATAACTCCTCATCAGTTATATGAGGAAATTGTTTTTTTAGTTCTGGTATTGTAACAGCTTTAACCTCGCCAACATAGTAAACATCATCGAAGTTAGGATCTTCTGTATATGAGTATACCATGTAAGCTGGATCAACGTAATCTACGGTTATACCATTAGATGTATTGAAATTAGTTTTAACAGCGGCTATACCTAAAACTGTTAAGTCATAATTCAATCTTCTTCTAGTTAAATCCCATTTATTAAAGGCTAGCGTGTTTGAAATAGCTTCTTCTTCAGCTATTTCTATAGACTGCTTGTAAGATAACTGCATGTGTAAATCTAGCTCCTCTTGTGTTTCTGGCAACTCGCTTTGAGGTAAGCCAGAATTCATAAAGTTTTGCCCTGTTACTGCGTTTGCTTTTGCAATTAAGTCTTTAGAGTACATGTCTCTAAGTATAGCTTCAGCATAACCAGTTCTTTTTTTCATAGACTCAGGGTCTTGAGCAAACGCTTTTATATCATACGTCTTATTAGACATACCATTCACAACTATATCTACGAATTTAGATATAACAGGCACAGGTTTCCAGTCTAAATTAAGATAAGATAAATCACCGTTTATAGACAATTCATCTTTATACTTTTGAGTAGACTGCTCTCCTCTAGCGTATAGTCTTAGTTGGTGAAAATTATTTGAATTACTTAAATATCTATTACCACTAGTTCTACCCTGGTCAAACCACTCGTTTTCAATAGCCTGAGAAACTTGTAAGCCATATTCCCAGCTCGCTTTTTCTTCGTCACTAACTACTTGGCTAGGAAAAGCACTATTGGTATTTGTGTATATCTTCATTTATTTTATTATTTTAGACATTAACCCTTTATTGTCATATCTTTTTATCCCTAAGTCGTAAACTTTTCTTTCTATTGGGCTTGATGGAGTGTATCTATGTTTATTACAAGCCATTAAAGCAAGTCCAGAACTAATAGAAGCATCATGCTTTGTTCTATTGTTTATATTAAATTTAGCCCAGTCTTCTAATGTTCTTTGAAAGTACATGTCTCCATAACCTGTTTCTTTTAATCCTACAAAGCTTTCTATATAAGTTTCAATAGCAGCAGCGTGCGCTTGTTTTATGTCTTCACTTGAATTTGGTATTCCACCAAGCTCTCTTTCTGTTACCGAAAGTTTGTTGTAGCTTTTATCTGGTCTATTTATAGAGAACTTTCTATAACCTCTTCTTTTTAAATGGTACAATAATCTAGGTTTATTATTCTCTGCTAGTATTGGCATACCATAAAAAACTAAAGCCATTAAAACATCTTCAAAAAATATTTCAGCTGTTTGTGGTCTAGCTATATATTCTAAAAAGAAATGGTTTGGAGGCACATCCTCCATGCTAAACTTAGTTAAACCGTGTAAAGATCCATTTGATCCTCTTTTATCAACTGTACCTGATATATCGTAGCTATCACAACCAAAAGCTCCACAGTGTTCATTACCTGGATATTTTAATCCACCCTTTATTATCACACGATTTTGGAGATTTAAAGGTGGAACCCAGGAAACTCTGAATCTACCGCTTTTGTTTGGTACAAATATAACTTTTGTATCTTTTATACCGTTTTCCCATTGAAAGCTTCCTTGAGTAACGTTTATTGAGTTTTTAAGATCTTCATTAAAATCTATTTGCTCATATATTTTTGTTAGGTTAAATAAAGATTCTTTAGACTCATCTCTAAACGCGTGTTTAGTTGTACGCGGAAATTGTCTATAAAATTCATTTAAACCGTCTTGATCGTTTTTAAGACCTTCAACTTCATTATCCCAATATTCTATTACGCCTTGTGTTATAGCGTCTCCAAAAGGACCTAAAACTTCTTTTTTTGGTGTGTTGAATACAGGAAAGCCATAAGAATCAATGTAGCCTTCGTAGTTCCATTCCATAGGTATGAACAAAGAATAGAGTCCTGAGCGAGTCTGTCCATTGGCGTTTCTCTGTGTAACGTCTGAATCATTATAAAGTTTTTTAAAGTTATCTCCTCCTTTATCTAAAGCGTTTGACGTTGATCCCATCATACACTTACCTATAATTCTAGATCCAAGTCTTAGACAGGTTCTTGTAACCCTCCAGTTGTTTAATATATTTGTTGGTCTTTCCCACTTTCCACTTTCATCGTGTACTAGTAGTTTTAATTTTTCACCGTCATACGAGTTGTCTCCCGTGTTTTTCCAGTCGATCGTTGTGTCGAGACCTGTGATTTCTTGTAGCTTTTCATTTGAATCGAGCTTACGCCTTGTGAACTTTGATGCTGGTACCCTGTAGGCGAGCTCTGTCTTTGGCCTATCCATTCCATCTTGTATTGGTTTGAAGAAGAAGGGATAGTTAACTGATATTGGGACAACTTTGTCAGTAAACATCTTCTTTGCATCGGGTCCAGATTTCGAGAGTATACCAAAGCGTGAATCTGTAGATATTGTTGCTTGGTTAACCGTTTCCCCACTTGCCATAAATGAAAAACCTGACCGTCTATTTTTAAGGTAGCACATGCCGTAGCAGCGCTTATCGGCTTTACAAGCTTCCCAGAATATGTAGAATAATCTATTTGATTCCCTAAAGTCTGGTTGCCCGACGTCAATTTTACTCCACTGCAAGTACATATAGTTAGTACCAGTAATGTAAGTAGCCACACCCTTATTATAGAACCAAAAGCCTTGTTCTCTTCTATTAAATTCTTCATCAATGTAATCATACCATTTTTCTTTAAAGTCCAAAGGGTATTCTTCCCAATCAAATACTGATTTGATTTTACTAAGTTCCTTTGGGTATTCAGTGTGCTTCCACCTGTCTTCTTCAAATGTATGTACATTATCAGCTTTTGGCAAAGCTATTTTTAAATCTTGTATTTCATAAATTTCACCTATTTCTCCGGTTTTACTTATAACAACCATATCGTGTTCCTGGTTGTAACCGTACTCCCACTTTTTATACCTATTAGTTCTTTTTAAAACTTTAGGTTTAACGTGGTCTTCAAGTATTTTATATAAAGTCTGCTCGTACATTATTTAGATCTCCCTTCTGCAAAGCCTCTAAAAGATTTCTCTTCTTTAACCTCAACTGGTTTTTCATTTAACATATTCTCTTCAGCTTCTATTCTATTTAGTATTTCAAACGCATCGAATATAGCTAGCTTTTTTGTAGCTGCAGCGTTCTTAAGTCTATCCGCTGATATATCGTCATCTGAATCAACAATAGCCTCCTTAGCTACTTTGATTAACTCCTCCACTGCTCTCTGCCCAG